TTTCCTTCTCACATACACAAAGGATTTCATTGGGGGCTAGTTCAACTTCTACTGCTATCCGCACTTTGCCTATTTGTGGTTCTGCTCTTACAGCCTTTTTAATTGTTGCAGCTTGAGATAATTGATTGATTTGTTTGGCTGTGAACTCGCACCAATTTCTAGTTGGCTTCTTTTTTAAAGGCATTTTTTCTATAAAATCTGCAATTTGTTCCACTACATTGATTGATGTTGGTTCAACTTCTACTTTCTTTTTCATTGAGAGCCTCCAATTCTCTGACTGCTTCATCTAAGATTTCACCAACCTCACTTAAAGCATGGGCAGCAATGCAGGCAGGACATCTTTTGTATGGAGGTTTATCCTCACAAGTGCAATCTTTATCAGCTATCTTGTTTAACAAGAGTTCATTTCTCATCCCTTCCCTCCTTGGAATAGTTGATTGATTTGTTCAATATATTCATCAAAGTCAACGGCAGGAAACTCCGTACCAGCAGGGTAGTTCCTCATCCTACCTACGCCTTGGGCAAAGACATGTTCTAATATCCCTTTTAGTCTCACCCTATCCACTGGCTTGTTGACTATGGCAAGGATTTCATCTGCATATTCGTAGCATTCTTTTCTTAAATTAGGGAATAAGTCTTGCCCTATTTCCTCCCATTGGTATCCTCTGAAACCATCGGGATATTCAATGTAGTAGCACTTCTCTGCTACTTCCTCCCTAACCTCCTCTGGTGTAAGAGAGGCAAGTTTGGCTAGTTGGGCATCGGCTATTGAATGGCAAGCATGCAGTCTATCGAACTTCACGAGATTTTTTAGTATATCTTTTATCTCCTCATCATTCAGCCTTATCATTATTTACCTCCAAATTCTTCTCAAGGTATTGCCACTCAGATTTTGTTATTGGTTTTCTGTTTATTACTTGCCTTTCATAGAAGAAATCTATCAGCTTCTTAATCTCTTTATCATGTGCTGCCTGGCAGGCTTCGATGGCTTTATTAAAACCCTTATTAGCAGCAAACTCAGCTAATCCTTCACCAGAAAAGGTCATATTCTTGCCTTGATACGGATTCTTTACCAATTCCTTCAGATTCATCAAAACCACCTCCTCAAGTCCTCCTGTGTCATTATCCCGTCGGCCAAGCCATACTCGATGGCCTCCTCCGGCTCCAACCAGAAGTCGGCGTCCTTGATGTCTCGCATTATTTCATCGGCAGATTTGGTTGCTCCACATTCTATAAGGGCATCCACCATCTTAGAACGATACTTAGCAGCCTCCGAATGAATAACTCGCAGGTCTTCCTCCTTGAACCCCGCGCCGAACAGCCCCCCACCAAGCAAAGTTTGGGGCAGGTGCAGCATCACCTTACAGTGCGGAGACAACAACCTTTGCTGTCCGGCTGCCATAATGAGAACCGCCGCCGACGCACAGTAGCGGCCCAGTGTCCATATAGGCGACCTAATCAGCCGTAGGGTGTCATATAATAGGAACGCCGAATCTAGGTCACCCCCAGGGGAGGTTATCACAATCTTAATAGGGTCGTGGTTCAAAGAGTCATAAGCGAGCAACAAGTTATGTGCCTCCGTGTCCCCTGAGATAGACCCGCTCAGGAACAAAACTCTATGTTGATGAGCTAGATGTTCACGAATCCCCACCATTTGTTCGTCATTGACGAGTTTCCCCTTGTCGTCATGTCTTGGATATAGCATCAATAAATCCTCCTTCTCATTCGTTTCTTCTGCCCTACTCTCATCCGCCCCGCCTTTCTTAATACCTCGTAGACCCCCCAGATGGTCAAGTTGAATCTACTGTGAAATTCTACTGGGGCATAGTCCAGGTCGAATAGTTTTATTATCCTTTTGTCTCTCTCTTGTCTATCTTCAAAAGGCAAGCGGTGGATAGGATAGTTGTGCTTTCTCATCTTATCTCCGGATTAAGTGTTATTGTGTCCATCTACCAAACTCAGTTTTATTGATATTACACGGAAGTATCTCAGCGCTTCTAATAACTCTCTGTCCAGTTTAGATAATTTCTTCATTCTCCCAATCCATTAAGGAATATCAGGATGGTTTTATCTTACCCATTTAAACTCAGGGCATCTATTCCAATAATTCTTTCTTAAGTTTTTCAGTAGGCATACAGTTCTATCCGCAGAAAAGTGCTTGCAGTGCTCGCACTTAATATTTGATTTCTTATTATGGTCTAATGTTCTCATACTCCCTCTATCCTTTTTAATATCTCTGGGCGCATCACTCTCCCAAACCACTATTGGGGCGGTTAAACTAGTGATTCTTCGGCAATTTCTCTACAGAGGTCAACCATCTTCTGTCTATACTTTTTCTCCGATTCACTGAGTTCATCTTGCGGGTCTTCCCAATTCTCCCAGCAATATTCTAGGTCGTGGTAGGTATTCTCAAATCTGCAATAACCCATGTTACCCATTTGTTATACCCTCCAATTTCTTCAGGACTGCTTGGCGGCATTCTTCAAAAATAGATGCTAACTCCCTCCAACATCCTATATTGTCTCTGTGGTTATTAACTCCTTTTTGTTTGTAAATAATTGACCCTTCGTATACTCTCTCCTCGATGTTTTCATCCCTGTATGGGTTCTCAATCCCCTCAATCTCCGCCTTTAGTTGGGCTTTGATAGACTTCTCGCAGTCATCCCAACCTGACTTTTTAGCTGACATGGTATCGTTAAAGCACTTCTCTCGCCAGTATTCTATTTGCTTTTCGTATTGGGCTTTCACTGAGGCTTCGATAAGGGGGATAACCGACTTGGCCGCTTCGATGCCTATTGTCCCGCCGTATTTGTCAGGTATCTTGGCTACTTCTTTCACCAGTTTCTCATCCATTATCTATCCTTTCCTTCAACTCTTGCTTGATGGTTTGGATTGCCTGGTTTGACCTTATGCCCATCTCTTTCCAAATGTCGTGATTTTTATACTCATCTAAAGGCACTGATTTTACATACTTACCGTCAACGCCTCTGTACTGGTCATATAACAGTTGGGCTAAAATGAACTTGTTATCTTCCAACCACCTCACTACCCCTTCCAGAGTAGCCTTGTTCTGGGCTTCCATCCCCGCTTGTACTAACAACACAGCTACGTGGTCTTTCTCTCGGAATAGTTCATCCTCCCTGTATTGAGCGAGCACTTTGTCGCTTATTGGTCTAGCCTCATCACTCAATATCCAGTTATCCATTATTCTATTTACATCCTCTGCAGTTTCACGTGATTCCCATTCCGCTATTTCTCCCATCCTTCTGCCTCCTCTATAAGCTGTGCTATTGTCTTGTCTCCTACTTTGATGGCTAATATATCAACCGCTGTTTTGTACGCTGGTGCTACAATACCTATGGTCAACGCCCATTTTAAATAACCTTGCGCATAAGCCCTAACCATACTAGCTATTTCTTCTCTGACTTCCTCAATCATTATTCTCTCCTATCCATCAAACACCAATCCAGCAAGGTTGTCTTCTCTAGGGCACCATCTCAACTTGGCTCCTCTCGTTGCTAAGAAACTCCTGACTTGGTCGCGGAAGGGCAAGAGATGTGGTTTCCTACATTTCCACTCGCCACTGACTTGGTTAACCACCAACAGGGAGTCTGTATAAATCACAACCTGATTGAGGTGTCGGTTTCTGGCAATGTTCAATGCCTCTATTACCGCTTTGTACTCCCCGACGTTGTTGGTTACAACCTTGTCATAAGGTATGATTGTAGGCTCCTGCCCTTCCACAACTACACAGGCTTCACGGATGGAGCTATCACAATAGACGTTCATGTTGTTCTCCTACATATATTATACCATGTCCAACCGTCAGGTTGTCAAGTCCCAAAACCATTTTAGCTTCTTCAACAGCCGTTTTAAGCGGTCTATATCTTGGGCTGTTTTATCTGCCCTTAATAGGCATTGACGAACGCCCTCTGGAGACACGCCAAAATGTTTCCCTATATCTCTCAGGGTAGCCCCATCGATTCTCATTTTAAGGGCAATCATAGGGTCTATTTTCCTTTTACCCATTATCATCTCCTTTATCACTATCAATCTCTTCCAAGGCTTCTAAGTCCTCCAAATCCCCATCGGTGGTGGTAGTCTCATCCTGTCCCTCGACTACGAAGCCATCACCACTAGACTCCCGCCAGTCCTCTTTGGACACCACAGGTAAATCTCCAAGAGGAATCCAAGCGGGCAGGGCACGACCCCGTGGTGTAGCTCTCAATGCCCCCTCTATTGCGAGGTAGGCGGAGACAGATTGTTTATTAGCTATCCGTTCCCTGTTCCGTCTTGCCCTCTCGAAGTCGGGGCAGCCAACGTCTTGGCACCGACAACGGACGCCATTGATTGTTCGGATTGTTTCACCTTCGGTCACATTTCACGCTCCTTGTTCCTCTTTCGGGCTAATTCTGCCCAATATTCTGGCCCTGATGTTGGCTTGCTAATCTCTTCTAGTCTGGACTCTATCGCCACCTTTAGTTTGTCGCTTAACTCTAATAGCCTATCTTGGTAGATAGAAAGTTCACCCGTCAATGCTGGTTGTTCTACGAACAGACAGTCTAGCCATGCTATAGTTTCACAAGCAGAGCCTCGGGAATATAGCAAGAACATCTGATAGTATTTAGTTTCCCTTACGTTCCGGCCTTCCCCCTCGGCTATGTTAGCGACTACTGAGCCAAGGGAACGAGTACATTGGTCGTAATGTATCCAACCTAAAGGTAGCATTGGATATAACTCTTTGTAAATCTCTAGTCCTTCTTGGTATAATGAACTTAGTTCCGTGATACACCTCCCCTATTATTATATCATGTCCAGAGAGGCTGTCGTCAAGTTAAAACTCCACCTCTACACCGCGACCCTTAATATATAGGGAGGGGGTCGCAGGTGTAGAATTATTAGGTTCGATTTTCAAACTCCTACACCCCCTGTTCTACACCCAATCCTCGTCATCCCCGACGCCCGAGGCATCTATCACGGCTTCCTGCTCATCGTCCTCCGTGACAGCCTCCCGTCGGGCAAACCAGCGGCCAAGACACCAGAAGTCTAGCAAGTCATACAAGTCCATCAAGAAGTGGTCTTGGTGGGCAACTTCCACGGTTAAGGTTACTTTTAACTTTTCCACGGTTCACCTCCTTCTTAACAATCCAGATTCAACGTCACGTTCAATTCTCCATCGGATAGCCGTGTCCATAGCTCTCCACATTACTGATTTAGGGGCATTGGCTGAGGCCAAAGACATTATTAGTACCCCATAGAATTGGTCAACCAACTCCTGGAAAGTGTAATCTTTCAGTTCCTTTTCCATGTTATCCTCCTTAAAACGCCAAGTCGTCGTAGTTTGGCCTATATCCAGCAAATGTCTCGAAGCACCTGGCACATAACAGGCTATCATCGTCAGGCATAATGTATAGTTCAGGGGCATAGCACCGGCAGAATTGACAGCGGACGCCACCGAGGACATCGTAGTCGTCATAGATGTCTCTTCTGTTCATAAGAGCTAAAGCCGTGGACTTCTTGCCCTCACTTATGGTTATCTTCTTGGTCACAGGGGTAGGCTTATGGTTGAAGTTGCTGTACCAGCACCCGTCTGTGTCCTGCTCGAAGTCGCCGATATAGGTTATTCCCTCTTGGTTCAGAAGGGCAAACTTACTATACGTGTGCGACTCTATTAATCTCCCCACGGCTGGGTTGAACACGTTGTCGCCGAGGTCAACCACGTAGTCCTTGATGAACTCCTGGGCATCGTTGATGTCACTACGGTCTGACCCATCTTTGTAGCCATAGTAGTAGTTTGACTGTTGGTTATACTCCCATATGACACCATTGTGAGCTAGAGCTACCTCGGACATCACGTCAAGGCTATCGAGGTCAACCTGGTTGCGGCTGACTGGGAACGGATGGCAATATCGGCGGCAGATTGAGCCTGTGACTGCCCTACGCCATTGGAGAACCATGTCCACGTCTTTGACCTTCAACGGGCTGATTATCCTCCTAACCAATGAGATGAGCTTGAACATCTCCTTGTCGGTCATTGCCCCTTTGATAGTCCTCACCTTGCCGTCGAACTGGAAACTGATGCCGAAGCCGTCGGGGTGGTAGTTGAAGTATTGTTTTAACGCTTTGTCTTTGGGTAAATTAATTCCTTTTGGTTTGCCTACTATCAGGCACATCTGATAACTCCTCCTTTAAGTTTACTCTTTTTACTTTGGCTGTTGGGAATAGCCCTGAGACTAGGTATTGTGGCTTGGTTATGTCCCCCGTGAATAGAAACTCATTATCTCCCTCCTTCTGTTTACTTAGCAACCCGCCGTCCCTCAAGGTCAGCCGAACCTCTCGGCTTAGTTCAAATGAACCATCCACCTTGACCTTATCGCCGATGTCTAGCCAAGAGTAGTGGGTGCAACCCATGATGATGACGTCTGCGTTGTCGTTTACTTCACTTACTCTGGAATCTTGTTCCACGGACTTGGCTAGATGAGGGCACGACTGATACTTGACTTTGCCCTTTAACTCTCGCTGAAAGGCATAGCTGTCTATCGTCGCTGGTGTGGCCCAAACAATCTTGTTACCATCTCGCCTATCTGATTCCCTTGATGTCGCTTTGATTGTACCGAACACGGGCAAGTGGAACTCTTTGGCTATAACCTCTAAAGCGTAGGAACTTAACGTCCCACAGGCGAGGACGATGGCCTTGACACCCCGTCGGTGAAGGTAGTCGGACAGTTCTAAGGCATTATCTTTCAACGCCCTCGGTGGCTTCTGTCCATAGGGGAAACGGGCATTGTCACCGAGATAGATGAAGGTTTCCCTCGGCATGGCCTTGACCATCATGGGCATCACGGATAGGCCGCCGACTCCTGAGTCAATGACACCTATCATTCGCCCCACCTCCATCTAATAGTTCGCTCCACGGGTGGTATTGACACCATTATATCCCTAGCCCTCTCTATATGCTCTCGGGTCAACGTGCCACCGTGGACTTCCCCCTGTCTGGCCGTTTCCCTTGTTGGCCGTTCGACTATCTCTAACTCCTCGGCTAGGCCATGCCATCTCCCTGTGTAGCCAGAGCCAAATCCTTGAGGGCCATCGAAGTGGACAACAACGTGACCCGAATAGACCATTCCATCATGGTAGAAAGGGCCAATCTCCTGAACTACCCCTATCTGGTCGTTGGTAGCTCCTCCCCGAGTGAACTCGGTTTCTTGGTCTTCGGGAACGCAGATTCTCACGTGGTCGCCGACGCGGATTGGGCCTTCTTCCCTATCTGCTCTTGGCCTTCTCTGACGTTGGGGTCGCCTAATCTTCTTAGGAACTATGATTGAGGGCAGGTGTTGATATTGCCTTGCCCCTCGGACTATCCCTTGCCAGGACACTTTTTTCATTTGGGCAGAGGTGATATTCTTGGCCATCCTTGCTAGGTAGTCGGCTAGCTCTAGGTAGGCTAGAATCTTGTTGACGTCTAAGGTGCTGCGGAAGAACCTTAGTTCCACGGTGTCTTCTTTGCAATATAGGTTGACGGCACTATATCGCTCGCCTCGGAAGGTGTCCCAATAGGTTCTAACCTTCCCCAAGTCCAAAATCCTGTCAAAATCATTGCGACAATGGCTATTGGCACTTCTCATGGCTAGGTAGTCCGAGGTGTTGGCGGTGGTCAAGAACTCCTGCCTGAACTTGTCTACCAAGTAAATCATCTTTAGACTGGACGACCTGTAGTTCCTACCAAAGAAGTCACGGCTGATGTGAATGTGAATGGCTGCGTGGGGAGAGTTCTCGGCTCTTACTCCTAGCTGCCTGCTCAAGACTTGGCTAATCTTATCCCACGGAAACTTGGTCAGATGGTATTCTAAGGTCGCCGGATGGGTGATTAACTCGAAGCCCCTGTCTAGAGAACAATCCCCCTCCAACCAGAAGTATTCCTCATCAGGTGATAGTGTCATAACGTCCTCGGCTGATTCTCTCCAATCGTGGTAGCCGTCGGTTTCCAGTTCCATGCCGAGGTAGAGTTCTTGCTGTTTGAAGGTAGGCAAGAACTTGGTGTCGTCTGCCCCTTCATGGTAGTCTTTTATTATACCACTATGTCTACGGGGATAACAGTCCTCGCAGTATCCGTCCCCCCCGTATTCGTCCACGTGGTAGGTTTCACCGCAGTTGTCACAGATAAAGTGGTCGTTTGAGCAGTCTGGGCAGAAGTCACCCCAACAGCTCCCTCTACGAGAGTAGTGGTCATAGTCATAGGTCTCCCCACAACACCCACACTCTTGGAAGTGTTGGTCATAGCACTCTTGGCATAGAATCTCGCCGTGGTAGTCGTGTGCGTCATCCTCATATAACCAGTTGCTACAAGATTCACAATTATACCAATGACTAGCGCAGTCGTCACAGAGGAATCTACCATCTATCTTGGTAGAATCATCGAGGTCAACTTCTGCGCCACAATCCTCGCAGACTATTGTCTCGTCCATGTTCACCTCCTTTCAGTCTCATTATAGCACTAGGTCTAGGTGGTTGTCAAATTGTGCCTATTCTCCCTCCAAATATCTTTTACTTCGTTTCTCCCCCGACGTTCTGGGCAATTCACCTAGAACGACCGACCTCGGGGCAGGCTCACCCATCGGCCATTGGGCCACCGCACGGGCCTGGGACACGTAATAATCGTTCGCGTATCCTTCTTTAACACGTCGCCTGTTGTTGGCGGCCTGTTCGGGATTGTCGCATAGTAGGCTTATCATTCCCAACATCCTCCCTCTTAACTTTTATTATCCGTTTCCGGCCCAACTTGTCTATTACAATATAGCAGTAGGGCATGTCGTCCTCCTAGTATCATCTTACCACTAGGCCACGGGTCGTGTCAAGTTTTGTGCCTAGTTCACGGCTAGTTCCTGCTAAACGTCTTGTTTGCTATAACATAGACGGTCACCTCCTCTCTAAATATGCTTGGGGCAGGTGTCTCTAGAGCATTCAATCGTGTTGGATGGACACGATAGATGCAAGTTGGTGGTAATTTACCTTTAGGCTCATAAAATTTCATCGTGTTGCCTCCTCAAGCTATAAATATATGCTTTAGCATCCAATAATATAGGGCGTGCATTTTTGTTGCCTCTCGCTGTCTAGCTCTCTGTATTTTAGCTTTTGCCACAATGCCTCCTCCTATTTACTTGGCAATCCCATACTTTCGGTATATCTTTGACCACGGCCAGTCTCTAAGGTGCCTGGCCCAAGCTGAATTGCTCCCTCTATTACGGGCAAATTGATACTTTTTCCGGCGCTCTTGGCTACTCTGGTTTAGATTAACCAAACCACGTGCCCAGGGCGTGTTTGGGTTAAACATGGCTACCTCCCTCTAATTGCTATCCTATTGCTTATCATGGGGCATAGGCATCACACTCCCTTATTCAATTTGTCTCAGTGGCTAGCTAGGGGATAGCTCAGACATAGATGCTAGCTTTTTTCCTTTCCTATGGCTGCGGTATCTATGTATAGCTTGGAAAACGGTTTGATGACTTGATTGCCACTGGTTGGCTGGAAGTGTGCCAGAGTCATCTTGCCCGACTTGCTCTTGACTGGTTCGCCGGTGAGGTTCATCTGGTATGTCTTAGCCTTGCCGTTGACCTCCAGCTTGACTGTTACCTTGATTCCTGATGCTTTCATGATAGCTCCTTAGCTTTATTTATGTCCTGAGAGCTATCCCCTAGTCAGTCACTGAGTCAGATTCATATTCAATTTTTAAGGTACTGGCGTTTCCACAGGCGTCAATCACTTGACACTACACAGCATATCATACCTGTTAGAGCCTGTCAAGTCCCCCACCACGCCTAGACCTAACACAGATGTTCTAACCCAGGCACGAAAATGTTATAAAAATTGCCAGATGTCCACGGAATTGACTGTTGTGGCCTGCCCTTTAGTGCCTATCTAGCCGTGTATTAGTACGAATGTGTTAGAATAGATATGATTGGCCGTGATTGAACGCAATGAATCATCGCTAGCGAGTGGGAATAGCCGTTATTGGCTGCAGGTCAGCTTGACATGGTATCGCTTGGCAATGGTATAATATACTTAGAGGGGATGGATGTGCGCGTGGGTGTGTGCGTGTATGCAAGCGAATCTATACGGGCGCGCGTGCGCGTGTAAAGGAAGTGGGTTGGGCATGCAATCATTAATTGGGGTTGTCCTTGACCCACATAGAAAATACCAAAATTCAACTTAACATAAACCCCGTCAGCAAAATCTTCCCTCTATTTGAAACCCTATGGAAAAAAGCGAACACGACCGAATTTGGGCACAGATAACCAGACAAGGAAATAAAGAAGACCCATATCCAAAAGACCTTGACCCCGACGTCGACGTGCCGTTCATAAAACCCAGGCACAAGTCACCACACAAGAGGCCGAACAAGACCCTGCCCGATGAGATAAAAGACAATGCGTGGGAACCAGGACAGTCGGGGAATCCCACGGGGATAAGGGAGCCGAAGCTAAGTCTCAGCAACGAGCTAAAGAAGCACCTGCGGCGACATCCCGAGGACGTGAGGGCCATATTACTTGCCCTAATTGCCCAAGCCAAGCGTGGGAACATGGTTGCCACCAAAGAGATTTTGGATAGAATTGACGGGAAGGTCGCCGAGAAACACCAAATCGAGGGTGAGATGCCCATAAAACTGTTGTTCGTTCCGGCGACGACCCTGTTGGATAAGCCTGATTCAGATATGACCATTGAACTAGAATCAAAGGATATAAGGGAGTTACCTGAAGGAGAGTAATGATTAACCATATCTGCCAAGCCTGCACGAAACACTGTAAGCAAGACCCCACGTTCTATGTGGAATGCCCTAAGTTCAGGCCCAAGGAAGGATATACAGTTTCCAAGACTGGAACCGTGCAAGCGGTCGAAGTCTAGGGAAATTTTGTTGTGCCTAAAATTTCACGCCTAGCTCAATTTCATCAGGCGTGGAAATCTAGAGTTATTGACCAGGGTGGTATAATACCATTCATTTAGGAAAAAGGAACCAAAAATAGGAGGGTAACATGTCCCATCAGCATAATCATCAAGGATGCTGTGACCATGAGAATATTAAGCTGTGTAAAAAGTGTGGAGTGCCATATTGCTTAGATTGTGGCAAGGAATGGTCGGAGAAAACGCAATACGTTTACTCTCCTTACTATCCTTACACGATAACTTATAATCCATATTATGACAATACTTGGTGGAATGTAAGTTCCGACAATAGTTCTGACACAACTGCTTATTCAACCTGCTCATGTAAACATGAAAGTTAATTAAATAGGGTGACAACCTACTAAATAGGGTGCGGCCCTTATGGGCTGGGAAAGGAACAGTACAAGAAGCGTCGGAGGGGAGCAGTACTGAGGAGACCTTACGATAGACGAAGAACTCAAGCCTATCGGCTATACCAATATATTTGCCCTTAACAGGCAATCGAAGGCTAGCACCATCGTCAACGTCGGTGGGGCCGGTTCGTCCAAAAGCCATTCCATTGCCCAGCTTATCATTGAGAGGCTGATAACGCAAGAAAACAAGGTTTTTGGCGTGTTCCGACACACTTTTCCTGCCCTTCGTATGACGGCGATGGGTCTTATCCTTGACCTATTGAAACAATACGGCCTCTACAAGGAAGAGAACCACAACAAGACGGCCAACAACTATGTTCACGGGTCAAACATCATCTGGTTTGCCTCCATCGACGAGTCAGACAAGATAAAATCTACCAACTTTAACTACATCTGGGTTGAAGAAGCCAACGAGATTTCTTGGGAAGACTACATCATCTTGAAACTGCGTCTCCGTGGGCCTGTGAAATCAGGAGAAGTTAACCAGATTATCCTCAGTTTGAACCCCAGTGATTCAACTGGCTGGATTCCACTGAAACTTACAGGGTCAGAGCCAAAGGGAAAGACCTATTTAGGCTTAGAACCAGAGACAGAGGTGGTTCATTCTACATACACTGACAACCCATATCTTGATTCCGCCTACACGAAGCTGATTGAAGACCTTGCGACGCAGGATGAAGGTTTTTACCGTGTATATGCCCTTGGACTTTGGGGCAGGCTTGAGGGTAAGATATATAGTAACTACGAAATCGTGCCTGAATTGCCCAAAATCGAAGGTGGCCACTGGGCCTACGGGTTGGACTTTGGCTATTCCTCTATATCAACATTGATAAAAGTCCACACCTTTCAGGATAAAACCTACGTCAACGAGGTTTTTTACAAGAAGAACTGGACAAACGCCGACATAATTGAGGCTCTTGGCCACGTTCCACGTGGAGACATCTATGGAGACCCATCCAGCAAACAGGCGGTCAAGGAGATTTCGCAAGCTGGCTATACTGCCCTTGAAGGCATCAAGGATGTCAAAGAGAGCATAGACCTTTGCAAGCGACAGAAGTTGATTATCCCGCAAGCAAGCGTGAATCTGATAAAAGAGATTCAGAATTACCACTGGAAGGCCAACCCGAAAGCAACAGGCCAGGACGATGCCTTTCTGCCTGAGCCAGTCAAGTACAATGACCACGCCGTCGATGCGATGAGATACGCGGTATGGGGAGTTGTGTCCAGGTTTGGTTTTCCAACGCAACAGAAACGGTCAGATGGGCCAATTGAAAGTCTTACTTTTGGAGGTAAGGCAAGGAACAAAATATTGGATAGGTGGTTGAAGCGTGGCTAAAAAGCAGGAAAAACCCACCGTCAAGCAAGTATTAGAACTCTACGATGACGTTAAGAGGCACTACACAGAATCAGGTCTATGGGATCAACTAGAGGGGGACGAAGCCCTATACGAGTTGAATTTCAAAGAACTCCTGAACCTGCCCAAAGAATTTGAAGAGGAAGGAATCGTCCTTCCAACCGCACGGGATTTAATTGACACAGCGGTAGATCACACAGACATCTACAACGCCCGTGTTTTTGTGAACAAGAAAGCAACTTCCCCTAAGTCTGAAGACGAGATGGATATGCTCAGGAAATTCGGGTTGGGGGTTTTATATAGAAACAACGTAGAATCATCTGTATCTCCCATACGTGTAGGGGCAAAGCACTACTGGATGCACGGCCTTGCCGTGTTTAAGACAGTGTGGGATGCCGACAGGTATGTGAACAAACCTGAACAAAAGAAGGGCGAGTCCGAGGATGCCTACGCAAAAAGGATTGACGCGTGGCGAGAAACCCAAGACGACTCAATTCCCATTGTAATTCAGAGTGTCAACCCAAGGCATATCATGGTTGACCCCTACCACGAAGGGGGACTATTCGTATTCGAGACTAGGGAGGAACTTTGCTTCAATGTAAAGCAACAGTTCCCTCAATGGCCTAATCCCAAGTCGAAGAAGATAACCGACAAGGTTGAGCATATCTCGTTTTGGACGAAAGACTACCGTTGTGAACTATATGACCGAGAACCAGTCCTGAGTACCTCTGTCGTTAAACATGACTATGGGTTTATCCCCTATGTGTTAATCGACACCGGCCTCGGGAATGTTGATTCCCAAAACGACATGACCAAACGATACGTAGGGATATTAAGATATATCAAGGGAATCCTTGTTTCTGAGTCTCGGGATTATTCCATCGGAGATGTTATCCTAAAGAGGACGGCGTTTCCTTGGGGCTACCTAAAAGGGCCGAACGCACAGGGAGTGACAGATATATTCCAGAAGTTCGGTGAGTATAATGCCCTACCAGACGGCGTAGAAATCGTGGACATGGCACCAAAAGTGCCTCCAGATGCCCTGCTAACTTGGTTATCCGTAGCAGCTAACTACCTTGCTGCTCATGCTGCCCCCGAGTCAGTCAGAGGAATGAGCCAAGAGGGGGTCAGGTCGGCAGCAGACAGGCGGTTGATGATTGCTGAGGCTTCTACCAGATACCAATATAGCAACGAAGCGTTCAAACATGGGGTAGCCAAAGTCCTAAGCAATTGTGCTAGGATAATGAAGAATGTCATCCCTGGAGACCTTCGAGTTTGGGCAAAGACGCCGAACGACGAGTTCGATATTGATATAGACAAGTCAAAAATGAATCCCCCATTCAACTTTTACGTCGAATTTGCCCCTATTAGTGAGGAAGATGAGTACCGAAGGCATGACGACCTTGAGCGCCTTGTTCAGTCAGGAATTGGAACCGTTGATTGGGCACGGAAACAGATGTCCAACGTCGATCCAAAGGCTCTTGAGCGGGAGGAGTTGAAGCAAAGAATTAAGCAAGACCCGATGATTCAACAGGTCTTATCGCAATACATAGCAGGAAAACTTGCCGCGCTGTTAGGGCAGAGAACTACAGCGGAAGTTGCCTCGGGAGAACGCCCAATGCCGACAGGGGGGGAAATCTCTGGTAGAATGACCACGGGCGTGCCTAATGTGGCTGTTCCTGGTTCTGCCCAAGAGCAACAGAACATACTTAAAAACCAGAGAAGCCAAACGCCGATTAGTCCTAGTCAAGGACAAGGTGGCGGAGGTGCCCCATACAAATAAAAATCGCCGACATCATTGAGTTCAAAAGAGAGGGGTCGGTAGCAGCAATAATATCTTTTCCTTTAGGACTATACGAACCTTGGTGGGATCGTTGGGGATGGCACCTTGCTATCGTGTATAACATAGATTCACAAGGTAAAGTCTGGATTATAGAGGGAACTTCCCCCAAATCACGGAAACGGATTCTTCGGAAGGACGAAACATATCGAGTTCACCGTTGGTTCTCTAACACTATAAGTCCAGAGGAAATGGCTTTCGTAGCCAACACATATCTAGGAAAAAAGTATGATGTTCAAATCTATTTTTGGACAGCCATTCAATACTTGATTCGACACTTTCTGAACCGAAAGATACCTAGATTGCTCGACAACAAATATACTTGTTGGGAACTAGTATTTGAAATATGCCGAGACCTTGGAAAAGGAATTGGCTCGAAATATGATTGCCCAATAATCACCGACTTCCTAAAGGCGGTTGGATGAAACAAGAAGATTTAATCCAATCTATAGACGAAACTCTAGGATTGATTGTTGACGTTGTTGACGAATACA